AAGGCACTCAAATCAGTCGGAGGCGACTTGTCTATCTATTCCAAGGCCGAACTAAAGGCAGACTCGCTCAAATCAGTCGGAGGCGACTTGTCTATCTATTCCAACGCAGAACTAAAGGCACTCAAATCAGTCGGAGGCTACTTGTATATCTATTCCAACGCAGAACTAAAGGCACTCAAATCAGTCGGAGGCTACTTGTATATCTATTCCAACGCAGAACTAAAGGCAGACTCGCTCAAATCAGTCGGAGGCTACTTGTCTATCAATTCCAACGCAGAACTAAAGGCACTCAAATCAGTCGGAGGCTACTTATCTATCAATTCCAAGGCCGAAGAAAAATTGGCAATTAGATTATATAAAAATAATCGCAACAATGAGTGGAGACTAACAAATAATTCTCCCGAATATTTACTTAATCAAAAAATAAATAAAGTAGAGTATTCAATCAATAATGTTAGTTTTGATAAAGAATGGTTTGATAAGATTAGAAAAGATGAATTATTAGCAGAAGAAGTATTTGCCATAGATAACATAGAACACCGAAGAATTGCCTATGAGTTTATGGATAAGTCAAAAATGTCTCAACTAAAAGACTTCAAGGTGTTAGATGATCAAATTGATGAGAAAGGAAACAAGATGAGGATAGTATCTTTCAATGTTCAGAATATGAGTAATGACTTGAAGTTTTATAATTGTTTTTGCCCGACTACTAAAAGAGAGTATTATATTGGAACAAATCAAGATACTTGTAAAAAAGCAAAATCAATGTCGTTTGGTTTTGAAGAAATAAAATTCGTAGAAGAATATTAAAATTAAAAAATTATGACAAAACAAAAAGCAATAAGACACGGAGAAATATTATTAGTTAAGATTGATAATATTCCTAGGAATTTAAAAGAAGAAAAAACCAAGATTATCGTTAAAGGTTCTCACGGACACAATCATACTTTTGATAATGGAAAGATATATTTTTATAAAGAAGATGATTACATGTTTGGATATTTAGAAGCAAAAAATACTAAATTATTCCACGATGAACACTCCCCTAAGGGAGTAAAAATTGCAGACGGATTTTACCAGCTAAGAAAGCAGCAAGAATACATTGACGGAGAATTAAAACAAGTTGTTGATTAAAACTATAAATAATAATCATAAATATAGGACTGAATATGATTAACCTCCAAAGCACACTTTTAGAAATATTAGACTATGCAATCAGGACTAACAATCAAACATTGTATAGGGTCGTCAATAGCTTAATTATTATAATTAAAAGAATAAAATAATTATGGAAAAATACAATATTGTTCGTTTTTATAAAAAAAGTGGTAAAAGAAAGATAATAATATACGGACTAACTCTTAAACAAGCCCAATCGTGGTGTAGTCGAGAATATACACATAAGGAAGGTGTATGGTTCGATGGATACGAAAAACAATGATTTTATATTCTGGGCTGGCTCGGCCAACCTAGTAATAAGATTATAATAATATAAAAAATATGTATATTAAAATTGACCACATAGGAGAGGATTATGCAGGGGTATATTATGATAAAAATAGTATCAATAGGACCCAAGAAAGTCTTAACAGTTCTAATGACTACCATGAAATATCTTTGACAGATTTAGAGATATTAAAAAGTTGTCAGAACATAATTAAAAAGATTTTTGAAAATTAGTTTTATTATTTGGCGGCCAAACATATTTATAAATAAATAGCAGAAGATGGATATAAAAGCAAGATATATTTTGAATAAATTACCCTATAATCAACACTATTGACAATTGACCATTGATAGTCAATTACAATAGTCAACATTAAAGGCTACAATTATGTAGTCTTTTGTTTTTTAAATAAATGATCACTAAAAGACAAATTTATAGGAAAACATATTTAATAACCACTAACCAAAGGCCTAAAAAGGCATCTATGGGGCGTTTAAATTCAAAAGTTGAGTTATATATCATTTTGAGAAAAAAGATTGCTCACAACGGCAATCTGGGCGATTATGGCAATCTGGGAGTAAAAGATAAATTTGCATAAGAGGAGGTCGGACAAATAACTATTAAGCCGAACTGGGAAAATATAGTTTTAAGTGCCACAAGTGAGGTTTTTGAAGGATATAGCAAAAGCCCCCTTGACAATATTAAAGTATCGTGATATTATCTTAATTATAGAAAATAATAATAACCTTGATAACCTTAATAGGCAAGGTAATAAATATGGAAATAACACTAAAGTTTTTAAAAGAAAAAGGAGCTTGCGAGGAAGGAATTAAAATGTTTAAAAAATATAAGGAAAAAGATGCTATTAAATGTATTAGCATTTTAATGGAACAAGATAAATTTGATTTTGCAAATTGGCTGATAGTCCGTCTAATGAATTATAATCAATATGTTTCCTATGCAATTTTTGCAGCCGAGCAAGTTTTAGATATTTACGAAGCAAAATATCCAGAAGACAAGAGACCAAGAGGGGCAATCGAGGCAGCTAGAAAATGTTTAGAAAATCCTAGTAAAAATAACAAAAATGCTGCTGCTGATGCTGCTGCTTATGCTGCTTATGCTGCTTATGCTGCTTATGCTTATGCTGCTTATGCTGCTGATGCTGCTGCTGCTGCTGCTGCTGCTGATGCTGCTGCTGATGCTGCTGCTGCTGCTGATGCTGCTGCTGCTGCTGCTGATGCTGCTGCTGCTGCTGCTTATGCTGCTGATGCTGCTGCTGCTTATGCTGCTGCTGCTGCTGCTGCTGTTAAAAAAGAAATGAGAATAAAAATAATTAATTACGGCATAAGTTTAATTAAATAATATTATGGAAAAAGAAATAATATGTCCCACTTGCGGGACAACAATAAATACCGACATTGATATGCAATGCCCTAACTGTGGATATTGCTGGATATTATCGGATGATGATGAAGAAGAAGATGAACTAGACGAAGATATAAATAATCAAAATAATTCCTCTAGTAGGGGGGAGAGATAGACATGGATAAACCCGCCCTAAATAATAAATTATATTTAACTAAAAGTCTTGGAGATGAGCAATACACTCCTAAAAATGGAGTGGAAATATTATTGCCATATATTCAACACTTAAAAGATAAAATAATTTGGTGTCCGTTTGACAAGGAGGATAGCCAATTTGTCAAGGTTTTAAAAGAAAACGGATTTAATGTTGTTAGATCGCATATAGAGGATAAAATAGATATTGGTTGCAGTGGTCTTTATATAAATAAAGATTTCTTTACCTATGAACCAGAAAAATGGGATGTGATAATTAGCAATCCTCCATATAAAAATAAAAGAGCATACTGGGAAAGATGTTTAGATCTAAAAAAGCCGTTTGCCTTATTGTTGCCTTTAAATATTTTAAGTGATAGTGTGATAAACGTAACAATGAGTGAGCGTGAACGTGAGTTACAATTATTAATACCAAGTAAAAGAATGAGATTTTATAATGCTAAAACTGGGGCAATCGGAAACCAGCCAACATTCAAAGCATCTTACTTTGGTGTTAATATTTTTAAGCAACCAATAATATTAGCTAATTTGCCAAAATAAACTTATGTCAAACAAAATAAACATTGCAACAATAACTCGCTTTAAAATTAAGAACCTAACACCTCACGAGGTAACAATTTTGGATGATAATAACCAAATAAAAATGGTTATTCCAAAAGGTAAATGTTTTTCCAGAATAGTATCCGACTATGAGCCAAAAGGAAATATTGACGTAGACGATGGTTTTTCAATCTATACAATACCCTTAACAAAAAAGAAGTACAAAGAGGTTACTAATTTGCCCGAGGAGGTTGGAAGTGAGGGGTATTTAATTGTTTCAGAACAAGTAAAATCAAAGTTTCCCACTAGAAAAGATTTAGTTTGCCCCGATAATTGCATTTTGAATACTGACGGAAAAGTAGTAGGATGTAAAGGGTTAAGATTATAAATATATGTCAAAAACACAAAACTTGGAGCTTAATTTAATGAACGAAGATTACTACTTTAAAGGAAAGAAGAACAAAAATGTTAATATGTTGGTTTTATTACTGTTTATAATGGCAAATATTTATGCTATAATAATTTATCTAACCTTAAAATACTATGGAATTTGAATTTAAAGAATTGATTGACGTCCTTGATGAAAATGATATGTATTTAGAAAAAGATTTACCGCCTTTAATACACACAAGGGGCGGGGAAAGTCCTTTAATAAAATATTGGATTTGTCCTATACATAATTTAACAATTAGAGAGGGCAAAGAATGTCCTTTGTGTGTCTTGGATGGGCGACCAAATATTAAAAATGAACTTAAGGGAAGAAATGGAAAAGAACCCACCAAGTGGGGCAAACAAACAAGGGATGAAGCCCTTAAAAAGTTGAGAAAATATAATATCAATCAATATTCCAATAAGGAAAAAGTTGATGCAAAGAGAAAACAGATGAGGATTTTGCATAAGTGTAAAAGAATTAGGGCGGGATATGATGCTTTTGATCCGTTTAAGGCACATAAGTTTAATCCTTATAAAAATGTGCATAACCAAATTGACAAATAACACTTTAACCATTATACTTTTATTATAACTTATAGATATGTTTCATAAAATCAACGAAATAATAGAAGTTTTAAACGGAATAACAGAGTTAATAGATATGACAGATAACGAAAGAGAAAGAAATAAAGGTAATTAAATAATAAACGATTAATAACCTAAAACATAGATAACAAAAATATTATCTACGGATAATAAATAATATGATTTTTACAGAATGCACAAAATGTAGTGAAGTAATAATTTATCCTTATGAGGCAGGCGATGAACCTATCGGAGCATTTGCAGAAGTGATTTGTGAAAAGTGTGGTGCAAAAAACTACATAGAAAGAATTAGTTTTGGCGGTCAAACATATTCTGAAGAAGACTTTAAAAAATTAAATCCAAAGAAAATAATCTAATAACCAAAGTATAAATATATGACAGAAGATATGGAAGAAAAACAAATGATGGACGATTTTGAGAATAAGTCCATAGAAGAAGTGCAAAACGAATATGATAAAAACTTTGGAGATGAAAAACTATGTAAGTGCGGACACCCTTATTATAGGCATTTTGATACTTATGATGATATGTCTCCAGCAAGTTGTAAATATTGCAAGTGTGCAAAATTTGAAGAAAGATTTGCAGAATTGGTAAGGATTTCCGATGAAGCAAATGAAATTATGAAAAATAAAGAGAAGGGAGAGAAATACGAAATTGTGAAAGATATATTTGGAAATGAAACCGAAGAATTACTAGTAGAAACTCCAACCCAACCAGAGAAGGAGTGGAAAGAGGAGTTTAAGAAGGGAATACCACAAGGATTAGGAGACGAAAAACCATATAGATTTGGGTATAAAACAACTATTGGAGATGAGATATTTACTATTACAGATTGGGCAAGAATAGGAGATTTTATTGAATCCCTTTTATCTCAAAAAGACAAACAAAAAGACAAAGAATGGAAAGACAAAATAAGATTAAGTATCAATAACTGGATAAGTTTAAATAGAAAAGGTAATGAATATTTAAGTAATGAGGATATTATCAATTTTAAAAAAGATTTATTAAAATAAAATCTATGGACAACGACACAAAATGGGTAATAATATTTGGAATAATAATATTAGCAATCATAATAATAAACATAGTAATAACCATTCAATGTTGGAATGTGCCGATAGCCAATAAGATTGGCTGGTGTGCATTACAACATATGGGGAAATAATATGAGTAGAACGAATGAAAATTTAATAATAGGAATATTTATAGGGATGATTTTTTATTCAATCCTGGAAACACTTCTTGGCTGTATAATTAATTTAATTAAATAATATGCCAAAAGAAAAAGATAATAGAAGTGTATCAGAAAAATTAGTTTGCAAAGACATCGGAGCATTAAGAGAAAATACCGAGCAATTAAAAGAATTAAGAAAAGAAGTATTGAGTGAAGAAAAAGAAACTTGGGAGAAAATTAAAATTATTCAAGATAGTGCAAATACATACGAAATAAGGAGAGGTAATTTTAGTAAAGGAGGTATTTTCCCCCACGATTTATCAAAGTTTATTAACGATATTATCTCCCAAGAAATCCAAAAGGCCGAGGAACGAGCAAGAGGGGAGGAGAGGGATAAAATGCAAGCATATAAAAACGAGGCAGGAGAAGCTTGTATTGCTCTTTCTAAAATCTTATCTCAAAAGCCATTAAACGATATTACAGAAGATGAAACAGAAAATCTTGATGAAGCACAAACTATGGTAAAAGGATTAATAAAATGGGACGCTTGTAGCCATATATATTTTGGAGATAAGGACGGTTATTTACACCTGTGCGGAGGTAGGAACTGGTTTTGTTTTCAAGAGGCAATAAAAAGAATATGGGAAATAGCAATAAAAGAATTGCCTCAAGACCATTCAAAAGATATGTTTGACATTGAATTATTTAATAAATAATCTATAAAACTTATGAACAAAGAAGAACTAAGAAAACTAATCATTGATAATAGCGAATGCCTACCAAAAGATATGGAGATATATCTTAATGAGTTCGAGAAACAAATCCAACAAGACTTCCTAAAGGAGGTGTTGCCAGAGGAGAGTAAGGATTGCTTATTATCAGTAGAACCATCTACAGCTTTTAGAGAAAGAGGATTTAATGCTTGTCGCAAAGAGATAATAAATAATGCAAAGTTAAAAGGTATAGAACTATGACTTTAGAAGAATATTTTTATGGTTTATTTATTCTTATTATTTTTATTCTTTCAGCACTAGCACACGAAATGGATATTATTAGGCAATGTAATGATAATGGTAATAGTGGAATGGCAACGTGGACTACTAAGATAAAATGTGAAGTAATAAAAATTGACGAAATTGACAAATAAGATTACAAGGTATATAGTAATAATATGCAAGAAAACAAAAGCGATCAAAAAAGCAATTCTAACAAGAGAGAGTTAGAATTAATATTAAGTAGGTGTAGACAAGAATATGGCTATGTAGAGTTAAATGAAATTATTAAAATACTACAAGAAGTATTTGATGATGAGGAAATATTTATAATTAAACGTGATTTATAAACTATGAAAATAATTAAAAGATGGATAAAAAATATAAAATGGTTATTCAATCATCCACCAATAGGAATTACAGATACAGGAGAAAGGCTTATTTGCGATTATTGTGGAAAACTTTCTTATGATTATATTTCTTTCTCTAATCATTATATGATAAAAACTATATGCTGGGAGTGTATATTAAAAGTATTTGATAAATCATTAAAAATAAAAAAATAATATGGCATTTAATCAAAAAGACGTGGACTGGTTGTCTAAAGAGAAGAGGGAGTTTGCGAGCAAAACAATAAACTCTTTGCTTATAAACAATAAAGATGGCAAGGTAAAAGATTATTGTAAAATAGCAAAAGAGGTTGTTGATTTTATTTTCTCTACCTACCCCGACCAAGTAATTATTCCAGAAAGTGATCCAACTTCACCTACACAATTTAAAGTAAGAAGTGATTTTAATATTCCAGAGGGAAAAAAGTAAAAATGGATATAAAACAATTATTTATAAATCATTTTAATAGACCAAGTGATTATGTTCCCCCAGTAGGGCGTTATAGTGCATCCAATATCCATTATATAATGCAAGGTTGGGTAACACCAGAATCATTTTTTAGCAAGAGTGTAATAGATGAGGATGGTGTTCGTAGAATGCATAGAGGAATGTGTTATGAGGACGGGTTAAGTAAGTTATTTGACAAGTCTGGATTACAAGGTTATTGGGGAGAACATCAAAGGAAATATCTTATTGATATTACTAATATGAATGAGGAGGGTGGTTGGAAATATAAGGTTTATGATGTAAGCGATAAAAAACAAGAGCCAGACCTAAAAGATAGAGTTGTTCTAGTTTGTAAGCCAGACTATTGCTTTACAAAAACTGTTTTTACTGAAAATGTTGTATGTAGTAATGCAATAATTGACGTTATAGAACTTAAATGTCCAGAAGAGCCAAAGTATTTTGATGATATTCCTGATAAATACAAACCACAATTAGAGTGTGAGTATAGGGCTACGTCATTTTTTAATCCAGACAAAACAAACGGATTACCAAACGTATATCTAGCCATAGCACACAGCCCCATAGATATATTTACTTACAAGTTTAAATCAAGTGAAATAAAATGGAGAAATATGTGTACCAAAATGTTAGCCTTTGATAAAGAAGTACGAAAGGTATCAAGGTAAGAAAAATAAAAAGATAATTATAATAGCCTAACGGCTTAATAAAATATGAACAAAATATATAAATTGGATTATATATCAAAGAGAGTAGAAGCAGAAAACGCTGAATTTTATGACTCAGTCAAAGAAGTAAAAGAAGAAATTGAATGTGGAAGGATAAATAATTGTGATGATGATATTGTAATCGTAGAATATCAAGAGGTAAAGAGATATAAAATAGTAACATCAAAACCAACATTAGTAGAAATAAAGAGCGATAAAAAAAAGAAAACAAATGGCAAAAAGTAAGAAACAATTTTTTAATCTTGAGGATATTTTAGATGTAGGAATCCACACCATAGAATTAAAACCAAAGGAGGAATGGAGTGAAACAGAACAACGTTTCATTAAAGGAACCCATAAAACAGGTGAGGTAAAAAAGGGAAAGAATATTGGTAAGGTATTCTGGATGTATAATACAAATGTTCCATATCCTGCGTTAGATGAAGACGGGAAACAATTAAGGAATAATGATGGATCAGCTAAACAAAGATATTGCGGAGCCATTGCATTTAGCCCACAAGATAAGAAGTTATTTGATGAAGGACAAGTCAAGGTTGAGGTAAAGAAACTTAAATGGTACAATAGTGTTGAAAGTCCAGGAAAAAAGTTTTATTCATTGGCGGACATTGAAGCAGAGGGAGAAACACCATTGGTAATAGAAAAAGAACCATATAAGTTTGAGAAAATCGTGGCCAACATAAAACCAATGAGTTATGTTCCAAGAATGACACCATCAAATACACCAGTAAGTAAAATAAAAACAATAGATAGTGATGAAATACCAGGAAACGAAGAAGAAATTGATACCAAGGACATTCCATTTTAATATGCCTTATAAAGAATATTGGGAATATTATGAAACCTTTAAAGAGGTAGAAAAAAGGTATAATGAGATTAATGATGCAATATGGTTTGGAGGCTTCATTAAAGGAGATCCAAAAGAATATTGTATGTTAGATACTCCAGAACAAACAGAGGGTAATAAATGGAAACTATTAATAGGTTATATTAAAAAAAATGAATCAAAATAATCAAGTTAGCCAAAGTGATGATGATAAATGCCCGCTTAAGGTTAGGCGGGGCAAAAGATTAAAAAGAATAGTATTATTATTTTTAATAGGGTTAATAGGAGTATGTAATGCCTCCATAATGGCACAAAATGGCTCACAAGGGGTTCAATATCATCAAGATGAGTTTATACTCATTGACCAGTTTAAAACGCCCATAGAGACCAATTTAAGCCCAATAAGGGAAACAATTATTCTTAATAATGACTACACTTTATTGTCTAATAATAACAATAGCGATTTAATGGGTGATTATTATGAGGTTATGGGAGAGGTTAGTGGTTATACTTCTAGCGTGGAGGAAACAGATAGTACGCCATTTATTACAGCCTCTGGAACCACAACACATAAGGGAACATTGGCTAATAACTGTTTACCATTTGGAACACAGGTTGAAATTTTTGGCCAAGTATATGTGGTAGAGGATAGAATGAATAGTAGATATGGGTGTAATGTTTTTGATATATGGGTAAAAACAAAGGTCGAAGCATACAAGTTAGGAAGAAAAACTAATATAATTAAAGTATATTATGAGTAAATTTAAAGTAGGGGATAAGGTTAAGATAGTATATACTTGTGATAATCAAGGAAAAATTGGAACAATAAAAGAAGTTAATCCAACTGGTGAAAAACTAATACAACTAGATAATGGTGCTGAAGATCGTTTTACGTTTGATACTTCCTTAGAATTGGTAGAAGAAATACCTCAAAAAATAGTCGTTCAATGTGATACATTGGAAGAATGGAAAGGAGTATTGGATAAACAGTTTAGGGAGGGTAAAACGTGGAGCGGTAAAGAAAGTGGATATATTGAGGATAGGTTTAATGCTTATAATCCAATCGCAATTAATATATCACATAATGAATATTTGTCTTATAGTAGTAGTAGTTTTTGGGTAGGAGAAGGGTACTCCATAATCTCGGCCAAGGAATATTTAAAGGGTGAAATTTTATCTATTAAAAAAACAACAGGAGCACCTATTCTAATATTAGATAAGAGTGGTATGATAACTATTGGGGATGTATTTTTGTCACTTGATAAAAGTTACCTTGTAGACTATCCTTTAAATGGAGAAATAATAATAAAAAAAAGTAAAACAAATAAAAACAAAATTATGGAAAACATTGTAAAATTCGCTAAAAACCTATCACTAAGTAAGGAGGAAAAACTTTTAAGAGAGGTAGGTATTAAGAATGAGGTAGGTAAATACACCAATGAGGCCTTGAGTATTGTGTGTGATTTAGAAGCACAAGAAACAGGATATGCAGGATATGAGGAATTGTGTGATGAAACTGATCACGAAAATTGTGTAAGTGTATTTGAGATTGCTAGAATGTTTAAGAAGTTTGAAACAAAGCTATTGGAAATTGCCAAAGCAAAAAAAGAAGAGGAAAAAAGTGCAACTAAGAAATAATTTTAGTGACGAAACTAAGGGACTGTTCTGTTTTAATGATGAATGTTGGTCTTGTGGAGATTCTTGGGGGGATGGAAATGCAGATTACCATCACACGCTTGGAAGAATTAGCTCGTCCCCCCTTAATTTAGCCCCACTTTGTCTTGGTTGTCATTCAAAACATATTGAGATGAAATCCCCACCCAACCAAACTAAATTTTTAATAAAAACAATTAAGTATTTATTAAGGGAGGGATATGAGTTAAGAAAGAAAGATATTAAATTTTATCAAAACAACAAAGAAAAGTATAAATGAAAAGAAAGATTGATCCGTTATTATCCAAATGGAAAGAGAAAGGAGAAAAGATGTGGGGTAAGAAATGTGAGATATGCGAGGCAATAGAATATATCCAAGGGCATCATTTTTATCCTTATAAGAAATACAAATCATTAAGATATGAGCCACTTAACTATATCCCACTTTGTAGAAAACATCATTTTAAATTAGAAAAATTAAAGGAGTTTGATATAATATATCAAATTATTATTAACAGGGGAATGAAGTGGCTTAAAGAATTGAGAAAGAAATTATGAAATATGCAGTTAAATATAAGAAGATAAATCAAAAGAAAACAAATGCAATGATAGTTGAGGCCGATAATGAGAAAGATGCAAAGCAAGAGTTTTTTAATGTTATTAAAACTCAAGGTAAAAGGCCAGGAGAATATGAAATAATAATTATAGTAAAGACCTAAAAATGGATGAAGAAAATGATGTATATACAATTACATATACCAACAAAAACAAAAAGTGGATGTATCAGAACATTAACGCAAAATCAAAGGATAATGCTAAAGCTATCTTTATGGGAATAATCAAGAAATCATTTGAGGATGTTTATAAAAAACTAAAAAGAGATACTTTTGATCAAGATGTTTGTGATAATATGTTTGATATTAATAACGATATAATTATTATTGATTGTAATAAAGTATGATTGAAAATTGGTTAGGATTAGCAGATATTCACGAGGGGGATAAATCAATAGGGTGTATTGATATTGTAAAACAGGTATGCAAAGATATTACCTTTAATAAAATAATCTTTATGGGTGATTGCGTCAACTATGATGGCATATCTAAATATACCTTAAAAGATTATTCTAGCGGAGTTGATGAATGTGAGGAAGAATTAACCTCATTTAAGGAAACATTTAAAGATATAATTGGGTCGGCCAAATTAGAAGAAAGCGATTGTATTTTTACAATGGGTAACCACGATGGGGAAAGAGTTGATACTTTATTATCTAAATTAAAAGCGAAAAATCTTAATAGAGAATATAGAGATGTTAAAAAGTCATTAGACTTTAAATCAAACTTTCCTGGTGCTAAAATTATTCCTTATGGAGAATATTTAAAAAAGAATGGATTAGCCATTACTCATTGCGAGCCGAGAATGGGAACAGATAATCATAGTAAAGCAATGGCGACTAGATATGGTTGTGATGTTTTATATGGTCATTATCACAAATTACAAGTATATAGCGTTTCCCAAAAAGATAGAGATAAAGCGATTAAAGGATATAGTATTCCTTGTATGTGCGATTTAAGGCCACAATATGAACAAAATAGTGGTAATGCTTGGACAAATGGATTTAGTGTTATTACGTTCCATAATGGAACCTACTCTTTAGAGATGGTAGAGATTAAAAATAATAAGTGTATGTTTCGGGGAAAACTATACGAAACACAAAAAGATGACATATAAAAAATTAGATACATCTAAAATAGAATATCTTATCATACACCACACAGCAACCCCATTAAATGCAACCTATGATTTTGTTAAACAAATAGGTGTTTCACGTGGATTTGGAGATATAAGTTATAATTTTCTAATAACCTCCAATGGAGAGGTGCATAAAGGAAGACCAATAGATAGTGTTCCTGCACATTGTGTTGCTGGAGGAATGAATTATAAGAGTCTTGGAATTGCTCTTACTGGTGATTTTACCAGAATTAGCCCGACCAAAGAACAATTAGAATCATTAGAGGATACCATAATTACCTTAATGGCTAAATACAATATCCCAAAATATAAAATATTATCCCATTGTGAGGTTAGTGGAGCAAGCACCCTGTGTCCGGGAATATTAAAGGAATGGATAATAGGATTTAGGGAAGACGATATTAAAAATAAATTAATAAGATTAATACAAAAATTAATAAAAAGATGAAATTTGATACAACAATAGAGTTAAAAAATTTAAAAGGAGAACCATTAATAGATGGTAATGATAAGGTGATAGTTTTTAAAAATATATTAACAACAGCATTATTAACATCAAAACAAGGACAAACACCACAGCAAAAGATAGATAATTGGAACTTAGCACAAACCATTTATAATAATGATGAAGTTGATTTAAGTGCGGAACAAATTGTAACAATTAAAGAATTAATTGTTTTAGCATTTGATGAACCAATTATTGCCGGCCAAGTATTAGAAATTTTAAATAAATAAATATGAATAAAGAATTATTAAAAAGAATACAAAGTTTTCTATGGAGAGGTGGAATGATGGTATTAGCATTTGCATTTGCTTGGGTGGCAAGTAATGTAGGATTATTAGAATTAGATGTAACAACCACAACCATTATAGGATTAGTGTTTGGTGAGATTAGTAAGGCTATCAAGAATTGGAATGATGCTAATCTAAGCCTTCCTTAAAATTGACAAATAAGATTATAAGGTGTATGCTCTATATATTGGAGGTGGCGGAATATAGACGCTAATGTAAACTAAGGAGGATGATTAAGAAAAGATGATAACAGCAATTCGTGGCCACATAAAACAAGTGAAAGACGGAAACATCGTAATTAATCATTACTCAAACTCCGTGCAAGGGTGGAAGTCCCTTGCCCTCCAATACACCAAAGCCATTAAGTAATTTACGTACACCTTAACGGACAATGGATGATAGTTCATTAGCGTATAAGCATTGCTTATCGCTTAGAGGATTACATAACTTCAAGTTCATATTGTTGCAATCAATATGTAGTCTTCTAAGGGGTGAGTAATAACCAACAATTAATATTGTTGTAATCGTCCCAACACGAGGAGCCAAGTCCGAACGGAGAAGTGATTATTAAATTGGCCATTTAATAATATGAGTGCCTAAGGTAAGCTCCAAAACAAAAAACGCCAATGCCAACCAATAATATAATTATTAGTGCGTATTGGTTAGTAAACCGAAACCACGCAAACCTTATTCGACCTTTGGAATGTGAAAGTCGTAATGCCCAATTTAGAGATTACGGTTTGGGGGCAAATAAGTCGGTGTAATTCAATTGGAAGAACCTAGGAATGAGGGTTCGACTCCCTCCACCGGCTCACGTCTTAAGAATCTGTTAAACAGTTTGCATATTAAGATGCTGAAATATGCGTTGCGGTCAATGTAGCTCATTGGTGTAGAGCAATCTCAATTAAGAGATAGGTTACAGGTTCGAATCCTGTCATTGACTTTCTGGGCTAGTATTAGATAGACTAATATTAAATCCTGTAAAGGAAAATATTAGAACATAGGGGCAGAACCTATCTAGTCCACCAATTGTTGCAAAATGCTACAATTAATAATAAGATGTGCAACAATAAATAAAAATATGGAAAATCGTAAATTTGGTGCATTATGGAAAAAAATAAATAAAGAAGGTAATGAGTTTTTTTCAGGAGAGATGATAATAAATGGAAAGAAAATATCAATAGTTGTCTTTTCTAGAGGAAATAAAAAGAATGAGAAAGAACCTGATTATGATATTTTAATTAGTCAAGATAGAGAAGGATTGACGATATAATAATAAATAATAATATGTTTGATGAATTTTGCCCGCCAAGAATACCAACACATCTAAATAAACCAAAAAAGTGTAAAAGAAGCAAAGATGGTGAGCATATATTCTCTTATTGTATATTATCGCCACTTGGGTTTATTATATGGAAATGTGATAATTGTGGAAAACACGAATATATTAACACTAGACAAAAAATAGATTGGGATAGGGTTTATAGTAACCATTTAATTGATATGGAGGGAGTAGATATTGTGTTGTATATGTTATTAAATAATAAATAAATATGAAATATCAAATAGACGATAAAGCAAAAACAATAATAATTTACGAAGCAACCGTTCCAGAATTATTAGAATTACTTAAGGGAGAGGTTTATAAAGAATATAAAATAGAATCTTATACTGATACTGAAAATCATATAACTTCATACCCTTGGCAAACACCATATAACTTTGGAGGCCATCTTCCAGAAGTAAATTGCTAATAGTTAATTCCTACACTCCTCTTTTTTAGGGGAGTAAGGAGCGAATTATAAATAATAAATAAAAATAATATTATGAATTTCGGACAAGCAATAGAAGAATTAAAAAAAGGTAATTTAGTAACTAGAGAGGGTTGGAACGGGAAAGGTCAGTGTCTAGGATTACAAAATCCAGATGAAAATTCTGCCAATACATTACCATATATTTATATTATAACAGTACAAAAACAAAGAGTTCCTTGGTTAGCAAGTCAAACAGATATGTTGGCTGAAGATTGGGAAAGAGTAGAAATGGCAGGTTCTCCTGCATAGTTAATTTAAAATTTTGTGAGGGCATAAAGCATAATCGCTTTGTGCCTTCTAGGTATAATATGGGGAAGTTTATAAATATTATGGTTGAAAGACTAGACTTTCTATAAATCCCGAACGCATTATACTTGGAAGGGACAAAGTAATTTGTCTATTGGAGGATTTGCCTGTGAGCAATAATAGTAATTATCCTTTAAGTGGTCAACGGGAATAAAAAGGATATGCAATATTTGTAAAGCTTTGAGTAATTAACATTGCAGGATATTGTAGTTCACTGACTTACCACTGCAAGTCAAACCTTGCCCTCCAATTCAAAAAGTCCCCAGAGTGCCTAGAGTACCAGAGGACTAAAACAGCCACAAGCGTTTCGGTAGCGTACTGGTCTTGGATACCAGCGGGCGAGGTTCGACTCCTCGGTGGCTGACAATTTGATAGCTGGTCTGAGGGTATGGTATCCTACTGGTCTCATAAGCCAGTTTAAGTCTGTTCAATTCGGACGGCCAGCACAGCTCGTTTTTTAGAGCTCATTTACAATTTAAGAGGTGTTAAAATTGAAATCTGGCTATTGTCCATGTTGTAATCGTTGGACACATTTAACAAAACACCATGTTCATAAGAGGTTTGTATGGGGCGAAAATGACGACATTGTGTTGTTATGTGACTTTTGTCATAAGAGATGCGAGAGAATAGTCTCACGTATGGAGAATGAGATATTACGTCAATATCCACATTTAGGAGATAACGCAATAAATGAGTTGATATTTGGTAATGACCCAAGAACAAGGCGTAGAGCAAGAAGGAGGAGAAAATGAATCCATGTTGGGATAGTGTTATTTATGGCGACCAAGACGATGATGAACCAAGGGGACATAACTACGATGACAATTAGCGAACCTCAAACAAAACTAAGTGACTTTGATGGTCACCAAGCTAAACTAGATTACTGGTTAGCACCAAATGAAATAGAATTTGCAAATGCAAATAAACAAAAACCACCCAAATAGGTGGTTCTTTTATTATACAAGGCTCAAAATGCCCCTTCTCGCAAGAGATAGGGTGAAAGTTGATACTTTACTCCTCTGGAATATAAGTCTTGTTAAATTCGCTCAATATTCCCTTTTCTTTAAGCATTGATTGTAGTGCTTTTCTTTTTTCCCAATCCATATATGTTTCCTGAATATCTGTGTCTATTGGTTGTATTTTAATACCAGACTGTTTTAATATTTCTTGCATTAAATCTCTTTGTCCAATTTCTCCTTGTCCTCCCTCCAATGCTCCTGCAATACCCCTTATTCTTCTCTCTCCTTGCTTGTCTCCCTTTTGTATATATCCTCCTGGTATTTGGTCTGCTATGGCAGGTGGCATAAAGGTCTTAGTAATATACCTCATTAGGTCGCCAAGCTTTTGTTCCTCACTATCACTATCATTCCATATTTTATCACCATAAAAGTCTTCATTTTTTCCTATTTCTTTTATTATATTTATGGCGGGAGATTTACTTAGTAGTGCTTGGGTAGTACTTTCTTCTAATCCTGTTTCCCTACTAACCTTACCTTGTCCAAATTGTCCAGACACCATATCTCCAAATGGAATAATATAAGTTAAGTCAAAATATGCAGAGTTACCATCCTCATCTTTCATTGGTAATTTAACATACAATCCGTTCCTTATCCAAGCTGGTTCAGATGCTCTTTCTTTTTCTGTTTCCTCTATCCCTGCCTGGCTTTCTATCGCTTGTTTTATTTTACCTATTGAGCTTATTCTTACTGGATGTTTTGCTGCTGTTTCTAGTGCTAATGGAGTTGCTTTTACTGTAAAAGTTATAAATGGAAATCCCCAAATACTACTTCTTAATTTTCTTATAAAAGGAGTTACTTGTGCATAATTAAACGTAGCACTCTCTGCTGCTAGCCAAGCTTTTTCTGGGTCAACTCCCTTCTTTCTTTGCGAGATATAGGCAGTAAGTTTGGCAAAGCTTTCCTCTTTTTGATATAAATCTCCAAGTTTATCTCTAACATTTTTTATTTGTTTAGTTAATCCTTTTTTACTTCCATTTAAAAGTGAATCCTTTAATTCATTAGCTGCAAAATCATCCAATCCATAGCCGAACCGTTTTGCCTCCTCAACCCATTTACCTGGTTTTACCATTTCCTTGGCTGCCTCTGCATAAGAACCTGCGTCCTTTATCGGATTTACTCCTAGTTTCCACCAATTAAGAACCATATTAGACATAATGTTCCTTGCGTGGGTGGCTGGATTAAGAACTACCTTGTTAAACTTAAACTCTCCGACTACCTTATTTAAAAACTTTTCACTATCACTTTTCGCTTCTTGTATGTCTGTTAAGTATCTATATATTGGTTCAGGAACATATTTTCCAGCTAAATCGTCTAGTTTTAAAGTACCCATTTCCTCTATTAAATCCTCCTTTTTAAATTTACCAGTATTGACTATGTTTTCCAAATAACGAAAAGAATCATCAATAGACTTTTTATCTATATCTTTTAATATGGTTGACTTCTCCACAAGTTCTGATATTTGTTTTCTTAGTTTAAGAATTTTTGGTATGTTGGCGGTTACTACTGTTTCTTTTACTTTTTCTGGTGTTACTTGATACTTACTTTTAACAAAATCAAATAAATCTTTTATATCATCAAATCCATTATCTTCTAATATTCCTTCCTCAAAAAGTCTTTCTGCCTCAATTCCATCACTTGATTTAATAAAATCATTATAGCTTTTATATTTGTCCGCCTTTCCACCAATATCTTTTAATGTATCTGGTAGTTTTCCTACCCCTTGTATGGTTGTTTTAGTTGGTGATATTTTTGTTATTCCTTTTCCTACTTGAAAAAACTTGGTTAATTCATCGGCTTGTGATTTTTGTAATACGTTTAATGTATTTTCAATCCTTTTTATCTTTCCAAGAGTAACTTTATCAGCTTTAAATGTTTCTTTTAGTCCTTTTAGTGCTGGATTTATTACATCATTTATATTTTTTATTTGGCTTTTAATGCCAATCTTAGCACCAGTTGTTGTGGTATATCCTATCGAAGTTGGCATCCTTTTATAACCCTCAATGGCAACATCACTTCCAAATGTTTTTGCTGTATTTTTAAATAATATTGCTGTTTGAATGTCGTGATTTAAATCAACCATACTCTTTAGAAGTAAGTAACTTGGATTCTTAATTTGCCCTAACTCCTTAGCTATTTCTTCTGTTACTTGGAATTCTCCTCTTTTTTTAGTAGTTGGACTAATTTTATCCTTTACAAAACCAAACAGTCCTTTCTTTTCTGGATTTTCATATTTCTCATAAGCATTTTTAATATACTCACCTAGTGTTTCCTCATACTTTTCTTTGCTTATAAGACCTAAATCTGCGGCTTGCTGACCTAATTCATCTAGTTTACTATATGCAAGTTTAACTTTTTCTGCTTCATCGTAAGATAATAATCCCTCTGGTAATTCGCTTAACTTATTTCTTTTTAGTCTTCCCGTTTCGTCTAAAGATAAAAGCTTTGATGCTTTTTCTTCTGGTAAATCAACTATTCCATTAATAATGCCAGTAATATCTTGATCTCCAACCTTGATATTTTTAACCATTTTATTATATGAATTTTTAAACACTGGGTCAGCACCATTCATCCAAACAAATTTATCTCCTAAGTATTTTCCTAGCTTACTTTGAGAAGCTATTTCAGTTGCCTTTCCGAGTGCCTTTGAGGCTCCTGGTATTTTTTTAAATATTGTAGCCGGAGCAACGTATGTTAATGGATCAACTGCGATGTCCATAATTGTTCCTGCTATAATTCCAGGTATCCCATTATTACCCAAGGAGTCCTTATCCGTAAATGATTGTCTTGTCTTTATTCCCTCGCTAAAGCTTTTTCCCTTAAGGACTCCAGTTACTCCATATTGAAGTGCAGACATTCCATCGAAAATATCTTGAATAAAACCACCACTAAATATTTGATTAGGGTCTTCTCCTTTTTCGCTTAATACTCTATCGGCATCTTTTTGTAGATTATTTTTAGTAGCAATATTATATAATCCACCAACGCTACTTGTATCTTCTTGACTCCCAATACCTGCTAATCCTGTCCTTTTTTTTGTTGATAATGACATATTTTTTATTCACCAAATAATCCCCCTAAATAACTTCCAAAAGATTCTACTATGTTTGCTAATGGCTCACCTGCTTCTCTTGAAAATTTACCAACTTCTGCAAGACCTTTTTTTGTTGCTGTTCCTGCTTGATATGCTCCTACGTTGCTTGGGGTGGTTTTTGTTTGTGTTGGTGCTATGGGTGCTGGATATAATCTATCTAATTCTTCGTTTAATTTATTTAACCCCGTACCTCCATAGGTTAATGAATAATAAGTATTAAGACTGTTAGCTTTTTTAAGAGCTTCTTCTCTACTTGTTATTCCGTCAAATGTTGTTACCAAGTCTTCTGCTAATGCTCCTTGTTGTTTTTGTGTTAGTCCTCCCGTTCCGCCTCCCGTTCCTGTTCCACCTATAACAGACCTTACACTAGACACCTTTCCAGTATCGTCATAAGCAATAATAGAATATCCTGTTTCTGCACTACCTACTATTTGTGTATTCTTTTTAGGATTAGCTTGTATTTTTGCTAGTGCTTCATCTATAGTATCTTTTGTACTAATGTTTGCTTGTGGGTTTTCTTTTGCTAATTGTATAACTGTTTCATCGGTTGCAGGTTTAGCTTGTAGTTTTGCTGCCGCTTGATCCAAAGTATCTGTTGATAATATTCCTGCCTGTGGATTATTAACCATTAAGGTTAATACACTCTTCTTTTCCTCTTTTGCTGTTTCTAATTCTTTTTGTGCGGCAGTATAAGCATTATTAAGAATGGTCTTTTCCTCATTATTTAAGCTATCAATCCAAGTGGCATATATTGATTGTATTTTTTCAAACTTATCTACTTCTGCTTTTTTGTCAGCTGTATAATATTCTACTATCTTATCAATCTTATTTTGTGCTTGGGTTAATTGTCCTTGTGCTAAATCTAATTCAAATAACTTGGTGGTTAATTCTGCATTCTTCTTGGACTTTTTAATGTCATATTTATAATTAATCTCATTTATATCACTTGTGATATTTTCCATTGAGGTTAATCTAGTTCTGGCCGCTTCAGTTTCTGCTAATCTTTCACTTTCTATGGTCTGTAAATCTGTTTTAATAGCATTTGCTTCTGCTATACCAGCACTTAATGTAGTTTCCAAAGCACTTATTCCTGCCTTGCTTGCTTCTTCTGCCGCTTTGGCTTCCAATCCTAAACTTGGTTGATTTTTTAATGCCTCAACCACTCCCTCATATCCAGTTTTAGTTGTTCCTCCTGTGGCTAATTGAGATGCGTTTAATGCCTCTCTTTGTTTTTTAAGTGCATCTAATTGCTGTTGATAAAAATCAACACTTGATGTTGTGGTGGTTGGTATCTCTGGTGTTATTTTAGATGGCTCTGGAACCGTAGGGGTTGATATTGTGCTTGCTGTCGGTGCATTTCTTTTGGCTATTTCTGCTTGAACACTTGCTAATCCAGTCGCCTTTTGTTCTGCATTTAAAGTGGTTAGTGATTGAAGATATTGAGGAGTTGGTGGGGTTTGAACTACTGTTGGTTGAGAGGTTACTGGTGCTATATTTGATAATTTTGTGGTAGCCAAAGCAACATTCTCTTTGGAGAGTGTTCCTGCGGCCGCCCTTTTTGCTACTTCTGCTTTTAAAGCATCTAATTCTGCTTGTGTTACTGTTGCCATATATTTTTATGAATAACTATTATATACTGGGACATATCCTATCCCATCGCTTGTTAAAACTTTTATTACTCCTGTTAATCCACTTACTCCTGTTCCACTTGCTATATATTCGCTTCCTGCAAATTCAAAAGCATATTCAATTCCTGCTCCTGCATTTGCTATATTCATTCTTAATCCAATGTTATTATCTCCTGAGTTATTAGATTGTTCAATATCTACCACTGATTGACTACCTGTTTTGTAAAACTTGGCCGCATATCCAGTTGCATTACTTGTCGCACTTGAAATATAAAGAGCCTCTTTAGCAGAACCATTGGTACTTGTATTTTCTATATATAATGATTGTTCTGTTCCTGAATTGCTTAATAATATGCCTTTATAATTAGCAGAATGATTAAATTCCATTGACTGTCCTGCCGAAGAAGATATATATATACTAGTACCATTTCCAGCATTAGATATAGTCATTCCTCTTGCTCCATTGGTGGAGTTTAAATATATACAATTTCCTGAATTACCTTCGTGTTTTATATTAACTCCAGTTCCACTATTCGTTGCCCCAGATAATCCTACATAAAAACCCGTACTTGCTATATTACCTGAACAATCATATCTAAATCCAATATCATTAGCAGTATCTCCTGTAACTTTTGCTCCAACTACGGTTGTTCCATCTAAGGTTACTCTTAGAGCTGTTGCAATATCTGTTCCACCTCCTAACCTAGCCACTACTGCATTACTAGAATTATAGAATGAAATTGTATTATCACTTGAATCTATTTTTACCCTTTCTCCTGTTCCACTTGCTGTTTGTATGGTTCCTCCTGTTATTGTAGATGATGTAATATTGCCTTGGAATGTTGTTGTTGCTGCACTTTTATCATATTTAATTCCTTGTCCTCCTGAATAATTTCCAATAATAACATCTCCTATATCTGCTCCACCTATAATACACTTTAATACATCTGCACCTCCATCATCAATAACTTGTAATCCAGTATTTGCATCTGGGAATATTAAAACTCTTGCCCCAGAAGCTGAGGTAGAATATGAACCTCCAACTGCCGAACTACCAGTTCCTCCTAATTTATTTTGATCTGGCATTACCACCCATTCTCCTGCTGTTATTTGGTCTGCTCCAACACTTTCTGCCCTATAAAGTCTATTACCATCATTGGTATCTATCCAAAAATCTCCTATGGAAATAGATGTAGGTATTGCATCTTGGGCGAATGTTTTAATCTTTAAATTTGCAGTTGTATCATCTGTATATCCAGTAGCTAATTCCCATTCACTTGCACTATATGCACCAGAAGCTCTAGCTGTTTTACATTTATATAATACCAATCCTGTTGTCCATAAATCTCCAATATCATAAGGCGATGTAGGTTCTGATGTAAATACCCTTCTTTTTGTACTAGGGTTATATCCAGAGGCGAAAGTAGTTGAGCCACTAATAGTTATATTATCTGCATCAATTGTTATTCCTTCCCCACTTGCATTTATTTTGGCAATAACATTGGTAGATTCTACTGGCACAAAGTTTAAATTAGTAGTTGTTATTGTGTTGGCGGTAACTAATCCTCCATCAATGGTTGTTATTTGGCCACTTCCAGCAGTCCAATATACACCCTCACTAGGTGTGTTTCCTGCACTTGGGGTTGAATTTATATAATTCCAGTAATTGGATAAATATATTACTTGGTCTCCTTTTTTATATGTTGTGCCCGCACTATATGTTCCCTTGTAAGATAACCAAGTATTTAAGAATGTTGTTGCTCCGTCAATTAAAATCTTTGAAGCATATACATTTAATATGTTACTAGAGCTAATAGTATTGGTTGCTATCTCGGTTGTTGTTATTGTTCCGGCAGATATGTTTCCTGCTACTATTGTATTGGCTGCTATTTCATTAGAGGTTACTGTGCCGGCAACCAAGTTTGATCCATTTATATATACTCCACCATTACCTCCGAACACTTGAAATGTAGCCTCACTTCCAGGAGCACTTGTATTTTGTGCTACCCCGATTAAAACCTTTCCATCTCCGACAGCAGTTGTTGCCGTGGTTGTTGTTTGGTATACGGTGGTTGATATGGCAATATCTAAATATATATATGTCAATGCGGCCATATTTCCAGTGTTACCTGTAAGTATAGAATATGATGTTCCTGATGCACTTGTAAATGTTCCTGCCCCCCAAGTAATAGTGTCTATATCGGTAGATGAGAATGAACAAGTTTGTGTCCAGCCTTGATTGGATATATTTGTATCAGCACTATTTGCATTTCTAGGGGTTGCAGATGCAACACTAGAAAATAGAGTGCTAATATTACCAGAGGTGTCTAAAGCTTTTATCCAGTAATAATATATTTGCCCGCCAGTTAAGTTTGCATCAACCAAGTAATTAGTTTTTACTTGAGCTATTAAGGATGATGTTCCACTATTATTAGTAGTATTCCTATAAATATTATATGAGGATAAATCGGTTTCACTATTAGATGTCCAATTAAGTAATACATATTGTATTCCTCCACTTGCAGTTAAATTTGAAACTGTTGCTGGAGGTGTAGTGTCTTTTGCGCTCGTGTCAACCAAGGTAGAACTAAATGCTGATTGTGCCCCGAATTTATTTACACTTGCAATACTAAAATCATAGGATATGTTTGGTATTAGTCCATCTATGGTAATTGTATTTGTTTGGGTTGTTACATAATTATAATATGTATAAGAACTTTTTTTATACCTTATAATATAATGACTAAAAGTAGATGATGATATTGCATCCCAGGTAAGAGTTATATAGGATGATATTGTTCCATCTTCTGATGTTGTAATCCCAGAAGCACTTTTTGCTAATCCCGTTGGAACACTATTTGCGGTTGGGGTTGAAACATATCCAACATTATCTACTGTTTGCCCTCCTATTGTTCCTCCGTTAATAACTACCTGATTAAAATAACCATAACCTGTCGTATATTCTAATTTATACCCTGCATAAGGTGCTACGGCAGAATAATTAGAGGATGTTATATCTCCAGTAATAACTATATTACCTTTTATGCCTAAAGTTCTAGCCTCATTATTCCAATAAATACCATTGTTGTTAGCATAATCACCTATTTCAACATCATTATTTCCAAGTTTATTCAAGCTATATCCAGTTCCACTTAATGAACCTCCAACAATTCTTTGGTTATACAAAGAACCATTATCAACTATAATGGTTTCATTAAATGTCTTCTGGGGTATTAAGTTCTCGTTAAATATTTCCATGTTATTGTTCGGTTACTATTGTTCCTCCTATATATATTGCCCTTATTTTTACAGGATTGGTAGCACTACCTGTACTCCAATTTAATCCTATTTTAAAGTTATTACACATTATTCCAGACATTAGACACAAGTGCCTTGTTTTACCTGCTACCAATGTTTCTAGTACTTTGCTAGAAGCATTGTCATTATAGTATAAGGTTGGCACGCATTTTCCTCCTGTTCCTATTGTTTCTGTTACTATTTTTATTTTATCAATTATTGCTCCCGTGCCTATTCCAGATAAGTCAAATGATACGCTTTTCCATTCACTTAGTAGGCTATATCCAGACTCCTTACAAAGGCTAAAATTGGTCGGTGTGGCCGCTCCCGTGGATGCAATGAGTATTTCTCCAAATGGATAGCCTAAAGCCCCTGTGGTGGCATATTGTGACGTTAGATAATGAAACATATTAACACTTAGGTTAGTATCTCCACTTCCCCACATCATTAGTTTTGCCCCGCTAAGCCACATAATAAATCCGTAGTATTCACCAACTTGTTCTTGATTAGGCAATGAGCCATCATATCTCCTTATAAGGGTTAATTGTGTTCCATTTACATATCCAAAATTACAACCTCCTGTTCCTACTCCGTCTTTCCACCACACATAGGTAACTCCATTTTTGGTAAACAATGCACCAATCTCTCCGTTTACCTCTACTGGGTCGCCATCCCAAGATGGACTTGTTCCATCCCATTTATATATTGCACTTTGATTAAAGTTAGAACCACTTATATTTGGTCTATTTACCCCGACAATATATCTATTATCTCCATAGGTAACACTTATGGCTTGTGAGTCGCTAAAGAAGTCTAATGCCATTGTGTTAAGAGTTGTACCATTATATGTTCCTAGATAATTTCCATTGGTAAATGCCATTTTGTCATCTCCCCCTAAAATAGCATAGTGAGGTGACGATATTAAAGCACTTGCTCCAGTAGGAACGGTCGAGTTTCCACACCAAACCTGTTTTCCATTTCTTCTTACGAGCATTGTATGATTTTTATCTAAAACCAAACAAACTATATTTCCAATATATTGTTGTCTTTTGGGTTTTGCTCCGAATGGATTATTGTTAAATGTTTGATATATTTGTTTTCTATTTATAGATATTTGATATCCCAATCTTTTTACAATTCTATCACCAATTATTTTTCTACCAATATTATTTTTAATATTAGTTGTTGGACTCCATCCCAAAATATTTATAAGCTCTTCAAATGTATTTTTTAGTTTTGGACTTGATGTAGAATATTGGCATAAAACTCCATTACTATAATTTCCATCTCCTAACATCATTGCTTCATAAAGATTAAACAATAATGACTTATCTAATTTTAATATTTCTCTTGGTATATATTTTTCATAAGAATAACCAGGGACAAAAGATTTAATATAGTTACATAATTGTTTACTATATATAGTAAATCCCCTTCTTTCATCAATAGAATAATTCAATCCAAGTAATTTAAGTTCATCTAAACATTCTTTAATTTTATTCCATCCTTTGCTTTTCCTCATTTGTGCGATATTAATACTTGTTCCATTTTTCGAACAACATCCCTCAGATAAATAAAATCCCAAAAACGTTAAAAATGTTTTAATTGGTATTTTTAATTCTTCTTTTTTATATTTCTTTCCTTTACTTTTTTTAATTCTACCAAGTTTGTCTCTTTCTATTATCTCTTGTTTTGTTTCTATTGCTGGTATTTTCCAGTAATTTATAAATTTACCACTCCAATCAGCAGTTTTTATAAGTTTAGATTTTTTATTTTCTATGTCTTTTGCTTTTATTATTTGGTATGGTTTCCAATTATTGGCACCAGCATTTATAGAGGCAACCATATTATGGTCAGTTGTAACTAATAAATCACAACTTCTTGATTTGAAATTAATCATTTCTCCGTTAAATGGTCTAACCAATGTTTGTGTATTTATTGTTTCCTCCACCTTTCCAGTTTTAATATTAAGAGATGGTATCTTTTCTCCAACCTTAACTTCTCCAAATTTCTTCCACCCATTAGATGTTAATACTTCTGTATCTTCTGAATAGCATCCCCAGTCCGCATCGAGAGTATCTGTTGCTATTGTTAATTTGGCAATGTCTCCTAATGACCCCGAATGGTTATAGAACACATATAAATTTGACTTGTAATAAAGTAAACTTGTAGATGTTTCTCCTGTTACACTTCCTTTATCTATTGACATTGGATAACCACCTGTGTTAATTACTGTGGTTGAACTTATCTTATATATCTTATCTCCTCCCGTAGCCCAAGAAACACCACTAGATGTAGGTGTTTTTAGTATTGAACTTACAAGGGTAGTTATTGAGCCAGTTTGAGTTCCGTTGGTTAGTGGGGTTGAGCCACCACCTTGTGTGATTATATTTGGATCACTGCAGTCAATATCTGTCATTGAGTTAGCACTCCCCTTATTTCCAACATAACTCCAAGAGTTTGTGAAGTATGCTGGACTATATCCCTCGAAGTTATTTATTGTGATATTAAATCTATTATCTTCTGCCATATTACTTTAGTAGCTTATCTTGAACGTTATCATTTATTTTTTCTATTAGTTTTTTTGCCCATTTAAAACCTAATATTGATGCACTTTCTAGTGTTGATATTACCTCTGTTGTTGCTATCAATAATAGTATTAAATCTCTAATGAATGGTAATCCGCAAATAGATGCTTGGAATGCCATTATTACTAATAACATATAAAAGAATAGTTTAAACAATAGTAGTCCAAAGAAATTATATGATGCTAATGCTTTCTTTTTATAGGCCGCCCCAATTCCAAATAAAGTATCTATTAGTATAAGTATTATTATAGCATACAAAACCTTTTCCTCGCACCCTGTGAGAAAGGTTAAATATCCTAATATTGATGACCAAATTACCTTAAGTTCTATATTAGAAAAAAATATCATTTGCAAGTTATTAAGTTGTCTTTTTTGATGTTTAAACATTTTATTTCTTTGTATATTTTTATTTATTCTATTGTGTTCATATTAAAAAAAGTGAAAGAAGTTTGATGAACCAGAAATTGGAGCAGTAATATTCCACCCTGAATTATGACCACCATCAGTTGAGTTGGTAGCATTAAATGTTGCCCCTCCTTCTGCTGTTGAATAATCTATATCTAACCATTCACAATCATTTGTTCCTGTCGTGTCTGATATTTTCCAACCAGCAGTTGAACTTCCTCTTAATGTTATTTTATTGGCTGATGTTCCTATCCAAGTCAATGATGTGCAAGTTTGGTCGGTTGTATCCATAAATTTCATAGAACGCCCTGCATCTATTTTAAAATCAGAATAATTATTAGAACCATATACTGTTATAATATAATTCCCTGTTGTCGCATTCCAAAAATTAGCCCAAGTAACTCCAGTTAAAGCTGCATTGCCAAAAGTCTTATCAGTGGTTAATGTCCCTGTTAATTTTATTGTTGATGTTCCTGCATTTAATGTTAAGTTTGTTGGAGTAAAATTGTTTAAAATATTAAGATTTCCAGTAAGTGTCCAAGTTCCAGAGCCCATCGTTAATACCCTTGTTGTAGCAAAGCTTGAAATTAAATTACCGCAAGTAACATTATAATTATTAACTCCATCAACTGCTGTAAAATCGCCATTGTTTAAATATAATGAGCCTGGTGTAATAAAATTACTTTTTAATTTTAGTTCTCCACCAACCTTATTAATTATAATATCTCCAGCAAAAGATTTTTCTTTACTATCAAGAGTATTATCTGTTGAATTATAAAAAGTTAATGACGCTGCATTGAAACTTATACTCATTGCATCTATAAAGGTCATTGAACCATAAACATTTAAGGCAGATACTGTTGTAAAAGTAGGACTATGTGTTGCCCCTGTCCAAACAACCGAACCAAAACGCAACATATCCATTGTTATAGTTTGCGAATCGCTATCAAAAGAGTTAGAATCAAAATATGCTGTATCTTGTGGTAATGGGATATGGGTAGATTGTGTTCCACCTCCATTTGTTGCTGTATACCACTTTGTATGGTCGCTAAAATTACCCCCGTCATAATGCCAATACCATTCGTCTGCGGTTGTACAAGTTATTCCCGTATTATTTCCACAATCACCAATTCCTCCAGCAACAGCACTTAAATCCCAATCTCCTGCATCTCCTACTGCATTTATGTCTTGAAAATCTGTATTGGTTACTGTTACTGAACCACCTGTGGTGGTTATTGTTCTTTGTGTCCATACTGTATTAGACTTAATTAAAAGGCGAACATCAGTAGAATATCCTGCAATAACAAGTGCATTTGAAACAGTAATATTATTATTTAAAGATATATATGCATTATTACTATTATATCCATTTATTGTTAAGTCATAAAAAGAACTTGTAGTAGTAAAAGCTCCCATAATAGCAACAGAAGAGCTATTAAGTGTAACTTTTTTACTATTAGTAACAGGGTCAAGTATTCCATTAACTCTATTGAAAAATGAACCAGAGCAAACTAAATCATCAACTAATCTAAAAGTTGCAGCACCATTAAAACGCATAGAAATTGGGATAGTGACACCATTTGTAGTTATAGATATAGTTCCTGAGGTTGCCTCAAATGAAAGATATCGAGTATTACTATCAGTAGTTAGAGACATTCCACTTAATAATGTAAAATTACCATAAGGGGATATTCCTGAATTTATTACTAAACTACTTAAAGAAGAGGCACTCATATTAAAGTCCTTACACCAAGCAGTTGTATTTATGGTGCAAGTTCCAGTTCCAGAATTTGCATCAAAAATAACATCATCGTCTGTTCCAGGGATTGCTCCGTGTAATGATGCTGGACTATTTCCTGAATTGTTTGACCAATGATTTGTGTGGTCTGACCAATTACCTGAACCACCAAACCAGTAAACGTTTGCCATAATTTTTATGCTTGAACTCCAACTGCAATACAATGCCAAGCAGTTGATGCTAAATTATAAACGCACCCGACATAGTGCCATTTTCCTGCTACTGTTGTTGTTGGTAAAGTTACTCCTATTGCTGTAAATCCTGTCCAAGTTAATGCTTTTGCCGCCCCAGCATCTTTTATTCTTACCATTAATGTCTGTCCGTCAGTTGGCGTTCCCGTTGTAGTAAATTCTGTTGCATTAGCAACTGCACTAAGTTCATAAACATCACAAGTATCAATATCTATAACCGCAGTTGCGTCATCAGTAGTTGTCGTTACCCTCTTTGTTATTCTTTTATTGGTTAAGGTTTGTGTATGTGCTTGAAAAACAAAAGTATCGTTTCCTGTAAGCAACGGAAGTGTGATAGTTCTATCTGCTGTTAATTCTGATACTGCTAAAACGTATTGGTGGTCAGCACTTGTATCTTGTATTTCAATAGTTTTGGGTAAGATAACTGTTCCTGTAAAAGTAGGATTAGCACTTGGAGCTTTATCTCCTATTTGTGTTTGTATGGCACTTGTTACTCCTTTAACATAACTTAATTCAGTTAATGAAGGATAGGTTGCCACCGCCAGTGAAGCAATTGTAGTAGCAGAATTAAAATATGCTATTTCATTTATAGTTCCACTTAATGCAGCGGCATAGGCAGTTGAAGCAGTATAAGCCGCAGTTCCTAAAGCACTTGCACTCCACCCTATATCTGTTGCACTAGCTATTAATACTTTACCTGTTGGACTTGCTGGGAAAGCCAATCTCGCCCATTTGGGAGTTGCTCCTTGGCCTGTAATTATATCTCCTCTGACTACTGTATCAGCAGTTGTGTCTCCGTGGGTTGTTGAAAGTAAATTATGAGCGGTTACAGAGGTTAAATAAGTTGAACTATCCAAAGAACCATCTCCTTTAATAAATTGAGCAGATGTTCCTATTCCTGTTGAAGTTAAGTTTTTAGAAGCGTCAGTAAATACCACCTTTGAAGCAGTTAGGTTAGGAATATTTATAACTCCAACATCACTCCATTTTAATATTTCTGATGGAACTATTGATCCAATCGGGGTTGACCAAATAGAACCTTTTGAACCTTGGGCAGAGTCAGTCCAAGTTTCAGCGGCATAACCCCTAACCATTACCTTTGCAGAAACACAATAATCGGTTGCACCATAACCCCAACCCTCTAAAGAGAAAAGTTGGTCTCCATTTTGAACCGCCTGAGGGCTTGCGGCTGTATTCCTAGCGTGCCTGCAAGCAAAAGCGTTCATTCCTCCTGTTCCGAAACTAGACATTCCAATTCTAACTGGACTATTGTCTGCTCCAACTATTCTTAAAGCGGTTCCTGTTAAAGAAGCAGGAGCACTAACAGTATTTAAGTTTATTTCAGTTATCGCATTGGCCTTTATCCCGACATTAAAAATAGGAGTTCCGTTAATAATTGTTTGAGGAGTTGTTTGGTCTAGATATAAATCTCCTGCGTTAATTGAAGTCTTTACATTTGCAATGGTTATTTTTTTTGATAATGGAACCGTTGATACATCTGTAACCACATATAATAAATCAGCGTCATTAAGACTTGTTACTGCATCCAGCTCTGTTGTTTTTTTTGGTGTTGCCATTTTTTTATGATGATTTATTATCTTTGATCCAGATTGAGGTATGTTTAGTGTCCTTAGTCCAAGAGGTGGTATGTTTGGTATCTTTTGTCCACGAACTAGAATGTTTTGTATCCTTAATCCAAGTCCAATCCCCCCTACCTCTTATTATTATATCCATTCCTGTAAGTACATATTGCCCTAAAGAACAAACAAGATTATATGTTCTTCTAAAGGTTGTGTCCATTCCTGTTAAAACATAATTACCAGCATCGCATATAATCCTATAACCTTTATAGAAATTAATATTAATTCCTGTAAGTAAATATGACCCAACATCACAAATTATCTTCCAACTTTTTAATAGATTTATATTAAATCCTGTAAGTAAATAATTTCCAGAATTGGCGATAAGTCTATATCCTTTTAATAAGTTAATATCAATACCAGTTAAATTATATTGTCCTAACTCCATTACCAAGTTGTAAGTTCTTCTAAAAACATTATCATAACCAGTTAGGATATATTGTCCTAGTTCACATAATAACAAATACCCCTTTAATATGTTTGCATTTTGTCCAGTTAAATTATATTGTCCTAATTCGCAAACTAATGCTTCATAATAATAGTAATCTTCTAATAACAAATTATCCCCTGTTTCTAGGAGTAGGTTGCCCCCGTCCTCTAGTAATAATTCGTAAAAGACCTTTGCCATATTATAATATGGTTAAAACTCCAGTGCTAGCGTTAAAATCTAGGATAAGTGTTTCCAATGCTTTTAAATCTACCGCACTACCATAATCATAATAAGCAATTAACTTATCATTAGTGGAATTGTCATCATAAATATAAGCATACCTAAATGTTGGAACAACATCGCTTGCTGTTAAGGTTAGGTCTGCTAATACTAATTTTAATGTTCCTGCTGTTTGAACACAAGACGTTACTGTTAATACCCTTGGAGAAAGATTAGTATATGCAATTTGGGTTAAATCTGCCAACTCGTCCCAAGTTGATGTATGTGCTGTGTTTGTAAGTGCAATAGTTAATCCATTGCCACTTAGGTCTATTAGTCCTTTTGCTAAGTTCTCAATAAAAGAATCTATTTTTGTGTATGTTGCCATTTTTTTATCTTATCACCCTTATAGGTGGTTTAATTATAGTTCTTAAATCTCTGTCCCTAGCACCATAAAAGTTAGTAATCTTTTCTTTCATCTCTTTTATTTTTTCTTCTAGGGATGTTATTACATTTAATTGTTTAGGTATAGCCCAATATAAGGCCGCTTGTAAACTAATCATTCTATGGAAGTCTTTTATAAAGCCAGGTTCTTTAATTGTGTCTGTTATTACAAATTCATCAACATTCCTACTAAAGAATAATCTTAATCCTGATGTAAGTGTGCAAGCGGTAGCACTTGGAGATGGGTATAGCATTAGTTGGGTTCCCTCTATATCATAATATATTGGGAGGCCATCTTCTTGAAACATCTCATATATTGAATCCTTTATTTGAGATTTATCAAAAGCCACAACCCTACTCCATTCACCACTATTATCCAATACTTCTAATCTATCTATTTTTTGTGCATAACTAGGAATTTGGTAATCCCTTTGAGAGGCGACCAATGTTGTTGTTGCTGTTGGTAAATCTGAAAAATTGCTGTCATCATAACTCCATACAGCAGAAGCACGCCAAATAATTTGGTTAGTATCCTTATACGCCTCGTTTGCGTTGCGGGTAAATTCTGCTATTGGATATGATGTGCTATCTGTTGGTAGTAATCCTAGTAATGAAAGAGCATCGTGATAGAGACTATTTTCGGTCGATGTGTTGTTATAGAACTGCATATAATTAAATAGATGATAATGCTACCATATTACTTGTATCTGTCCCTGTTTTCCAAACTTTTTTTACAAGTACGGGTAAAATTGTCCCACTAATAACTCCTGTAAAAACAACATCTTGGCCACCAACTGTGGTAACTTTTATTACCGATGTTGAACTTGATGTGCCAACATAAATAACAGAATTGTATTTACAAGTGTGATCCGTTGATGCTATAGAAACCGCCTCTGCAGAGTTAAAATTTATTGTATTCAAATCCATTTTATTTTTTATTACCTTTTTTTATTCCTTTTCCCTTGTGTTTATTCTCATAAGCATAGAATACATCTTCTCCTTTCTTTTTTCCGTATTCTTTTTCAAAGGCCTTTTTCATTTTTTTACCTTTCTTGGTTAATGGCATAAGTTTATTTTTTAGGTCTTCCTCTTGACTTTTTTATTTCAAAAGATTTATCTTCTTCCTCTATATTATCCAAAGTTATTTCATCTTCCTCATTTTCTATTATGTCTTCTTTTGCTTCTTCCTCACTGTTTTTATCTTCCTTGGTCGTTTTTTTTACTACCTCAGTTATAGGATTTGATTCTACTAATTCAGAATTATCTAATTTCTCTTGATCAATAGTAGTTTCACTTCCATCTTCATTGTTTTCTTCTTCTACTTTAAAGATGACGCTATTTTCTATTTCATTTTCTCTTAATTTAGAAATTGTTTCATCTTTAAGTTTTTTATCCTCACTATTGTCAAATTCATTTTGTAATTCTTCTAGTTTTTCTTTTGATACTAAAAATGATTCAAGTTTAACACCGTTATTTGTTTCAGTCATTCCAATCCCAACGGAGTATATTTTTTCTTTTTCTAATCTCTCTTTCTCCCTTATCTCCCTTAACCTTCCAATAGTAATCCATTCCCCGTTGTGTTGATATAATGTTCCGTCATACATATTATTCAAATGCTTCAAGTATTTGGCCAGCTTGTAATGGCATATACTTGCTACATATTAATTGTTTAACAAAAATAACCTCCTCGTCATTTAATTCTAACTCATCCTGCCCTTTGGCTCTTAAATAAATATCATATCTCTTTTTAATTTCTTCCTCACTTATAGGTGCTTTTGGGTCTTCATTATATGAATTTGCTTGATAAAGAACAGCATCTATTATTGATGAACCAACGGTTATGTCTTTTAATTCTGCCATATCTTTTTCCTCTCCATCAACATTTTCAATCCATTGATATTTCATTCTTGATGGTCTTCCTGATACCTCGTATATTTTTTTTGCTAAATTTATTTTCATTTGTTTATATTTTATCTTTAAAGATGAGGGCTGTTTTTAACAGGAAAGCCCTCGTAAAACCTATAAGATTATATTATACCTTAAAAATCTAGTTAATTGTCAATGCTGTCCAAGTTGTGGATACCATTACAAACACTGTTCCATTTGTACTAATATACATTGAACCAGCTGGAGCTGTTGCTCCTTGTGCTGTTTTAATTCCAGCATCATCTGTTGCTGAACCAGCACTGATTGTAATTCCATTTAAGTTAATACCAGTTTTGTTGGAACCACTTATTAAAATTGCTTGATCAGATGCGGCTACATTATCAATCCATACTCCACTATGAGTTCCAGTTACAGTTCCAGTTCCATCTACTGTTACCAATAGACCAGACACTGTTCCTGTGGCTGTTACTCCACTTTCAACAGTTGCTTTTGCACTCATTCCACAAATATTTCCAGTCCCACTTGTTGAAGAAGCATTAGCGGTAACGTCTACGTGTCCTTGAATGCCATAAGCGTCATAACAATTTGCCGCCACTGTTGTAGAAGCAAGAATACCTTGAAGTTTATTATTAGCTGTTGCGGCAGTGTTTGAACAACCTACATACAAAGCCATTGTGCTTCTATCACTACCACCTTTATTGGTTGCAGTTTGAGTTACAATGGTAGCTAAAATATTATCTGTTGAAGCTGTATCTACTAAACCTGCACCATATTTTCCAACATTAAATGCTGGAGTTGTGTAAGTTGTAGACATTGATGTAATACTAATTGGAGCAGAAGATACTATGCCATTTGTGTATGAACCGCTAATTGTGATAGCATTTCCTACTACTGCACCCGTATCAGCTACAATTCTTAAAGCACTATCCAAACAAGTTACATCTGGATAAACCTCAATCATCACACCATCAAACATTGAAGATGTAACTGTTGCCGCACCCTCAATGTGAAAGTGTCCTGCATTTACAGTAGAAGCTGTAAAAGCATCTGTATTAACATCTAACTTTGCAGATAAAGCAGACATTGCTGTTACTGCTCCTGTTCCTGCGTGAGATACCCAAGGTTGAGAACCATAAACCTCTTTTGCTACACCTGCTAAAACATAAGCTCTAGGAGCGTCTGCTACCAAGGTTGTATCACTATCTCCATCACCACTAATTGCAACTTTAGTATATCTTCCAATTAAATCAACACAATCACCAGAACCTGCTGAATGAAGAATATTAATTGTATCAGATACAACTGTTGCACCAGGATTTGTATTAAGAACCATAGGAGCTGATAAGGAACCCATTGTTGTTAATCCAATACCAGTAGTTGTTTCATCAAATTCAAATCCGATATATGTTTCTGCTGTTGTTCTTGTTGTTCCAATTCTTACATAAGAATCATTTGGAACTAAGATAGCATTTGTGCAAGCGGTTGATATATCAATACCAGTTGTCCAACTACATACGGTTGCTTCTGGGTCTGAAATTGATAGGGCTGTTCCAAATACCCTAGCTGTTCCATCATCTCTACCTGAAATTTTAATACCATTAACCTTAGTGTAGTCTGCAATACCTGTTCCTGTTTGGGCTTTGGCGTGTAAACAATAAATATCATTAGTTAGTGTTAATGTCCCTGTTTGATTTTCAATAGAGATATTAGCCTCAATTCCAGTTGCGTTTGTTAGAGTTCTATTACTAGCACTTGCCTTTACAAGAGTTTCAGAATAAATTGATTTTAAATCACTTAATCCAGTTGTGGTTGATGTATTCATCACACCATAAACCTGTATTCCGTTTATTCCATAAGCTCCACCAAGTGCAGCTTCTGACCTTAGATACATTCCATTAAAAGCTGTTCTTCCAGTCCAGTCGGAAACAGAATATCTTAACTCACTTCCTTCTCCATATAAGTATGAAGATGTAATGTTAAGTGCAGAACCTGCAACCGAACCTGTAACAAATCTACCTTTTAAAATACTTGTATCTGATACCGCATCTCCAAAGGTTGTATTTCCAGAGAATGTTGCATCGGTTGTAGTGATTGGTGCCAATATATTACCATCTTGTTTTATTACCTGGGTTCTAACACCAGCGTTTAATACCCAATAACCATTTCCAGTTGATACGTGTTCTTTTTTATGTGCCATATTTTTTTTAACTTGTTGTTAAGGGAAGGGATTTAACCTTCCCAGTTGTTTATTATAAACTATTTTATCAGTTGTGTCTATGCTCCCGTAGATCCATAAACATTTATTGGAAGACGGACGATACCAGTTTTCCAGTAACCTGTAACATTACTTCTAATAGATTCATTCGCTAGTTTAATAGGTTCTTTGAATGTAGGTGTTTCTACCATACCACATACAACAGGACTATCGGCTATATTAGTATCAATTAAGAACCAATTAAGTTTGTTAGCTGTTGAGATAAATGGTGTTTCTACAATTGTTAATTCACCAGCATAAATGTTGATGTCATCAATAGATGTAGGAACCATATTTGTAGCACCGAAAAGTTGTTTAGCTTTTTTGGCTGCCGCACTACCTTTCTTAACCATAATTGCTGTCCAGTTAAGTGGCATTTCTTTTCCTGCTTGGTCGGTGAATGCACCTGCATATTCCCAAGCTGTATCAATAGTTGTTTCACTTAAAGCACCTGTGGTTTCATTAACGAATGTTCCACCTCCGTTGTATGTGTGGGTTGCACATAATTCTAATCCGTCAGGAGCGTTTACTGTGCTTCCTGTATCAAAAGCGTGGTTGTATGCGTAGAAAGCATCATCCATAACTTTTTTAGTAGCTGTTTTTAAAAGCTGATTTGATTGTTCAATAAGATACTTATCAATTTTAGTTGTGTTATCTTTTGCTTGAACCCTCATTGTTTCATTAACAATCAATGCTCCCCCCTTTCTTCCAGCTGTTAAGGTTATGTTATAACCTTGGTCTAGGGTGTCAATACTTGGATCTTCCTCATCTCCTAAATCCTCAAAGCCACTAAGACCCTCTAAAGATGAAAATATCTCAGAGTATTCGTCTGTGTTGTAGAATTTAATAAAAGGATTTGCCTTATATTGTTCAATGTTTGTTTGTAGAGCCAATTTGAATGGTTCTTGTAGCCCCTTGATGGCTAAATTTGTATAATCTGATGTTGGCATATTTGTATATGTTTAATTAATGTTATTACATTAGTATCATTTTGGTAATATCTCTATTTCCAATATAGTCTAATATAATTTTATTACTCTTTTTCCTGTTCTCATCTTTTAGTAAAATTTGTAAATTTTCTTCGTGATGAGTTCCTTTTAAGTTTTTTCCTTTTAATGGAATTATGTGGTCTACTTCGTGTTTTATCCCAGTTTTTTCAGAAATGTCTTTACATTGTTTATAAATACTTCTTATTTTATCTATATTAGCACCAGACATTATCATAGAGTTTATTTTTAATACCCTTCTTTTATTTATATAGTCATTTATATAATCAGAGTTTTCCTTTCTCCATAACTTTAAATATTCTCTTATCTCTTCTTTATGAAGTTCTCTATATTTATTGTTATAATTTATGTATCTTTCAATATTTTTCAAATATTCTTTATGTTTTACTTCCTTTAATTTTTCTGGGTTATTTTTTTGCCAATTAATAGCATATTGATATATTTTTTCTGGATTATTTAATCTCCAATTATCAACACTTGCCCTAACCTTATCTGGATGTTCTTCTCTAAATATTTTAGATTTTTCTATATATTTATCTCTATTTTTTAAATAGTTTGCTTTTCTAAAACATTTTCTTGAACAATAAACTTGTTTAAATCTATTTCTTCCAGTTGCTTCAAAAATATTATTACAAATTAGACAACACTTTTCCATAAATTAAATGCTTCAAAACAGGGGTTTATTTATACGAACCTCAATATTTTCTGTTGATCCTACAACGCCAGAATCTTCATCTGTCTGAATTTGTAGCACATTAGTTGAACCTGTTGCAACATCAATTAATTGAGTTGTTGAACTCATTACTAAATCTACTAAATCTCCTCTATAATCTTCACTAAAAACTGCATCACCTGTTCCAACTAAGGTAAAGTCATTACCTTCGGTAACTTCTACAGTAGTAACTCCATCAGCACCCCCGTTTGGACAATATGCAATAGTTGTATTTGCGTGATCTGCTTTAACAATTAAGTTAGATTCTAATGCTACAAAATCTCCAGCTTCAATTACTTCTCCGCTTGCTTTTTCACAAAGTCTTGTTCTAAATCCAGCACCTTTCTTTTTTATTTCAAAATCTTTTGCCATATTTTATTATTTTGGTCTAAATCTTGGGGATAAACTTTCATTAAATTTATCTACAATAGGATGTTTTTTTTCATCTTTTTTATATTTTCCCCCAGGAATTTGACTTAAATTATCTTGTTTATCTTTTTCCCTTTTAGCAGAAACATAAGTTATTACTTCATCTAGTCCTATGGCCTCTAAAATAGGAACATTTTTAGCCTTGGCAATTAGCTTAATATATTCTAATTGTTCTTCTGAATAATCTTTTAGTGCTGTTGCCAGCTTTACAATCTCTAATGGGTCTTGAACCTTTGGTTCATCTTTAATGTCTTTTGTTTCCTCATTAGGTTGAACTTCTAAAAGTTTTTTCATATCTTCCTTTAGCTTTTTTGCTTCATCTTCTGCCTTTTTTGTTCTAGCATAAAGTTCTTTATTCTTCTGCTCTAATGTTTTTTCCTCCGAACCATCAGCATTTTTTGCATCTTGTTCTTTGGCCTCTTTCTCGGCTAATTCTTTTGCAGCTAAAGCCTCTGCATCGGCAATTTTTTGTTCTTCTTCTGTCATATTTTTAAGGGTATTATAAACCCGAATTAGTGTTTTAATAGGTATCGCATCCTAAATAGTTATTTAACTATTTGTTTATTTATTATTTTTCTTGGAGTCGTTAATTTTTTTATTAACGAATCTATATATTTTTTTGCTATTATTCTTCCCAAGGTTTCCTCGCTTAATCTTTGGCCACCCGATTCAATAATCTTATCTGGAATATTGGAGACACTACCAACCTCTATGGAATACTCATTTAATAATTCCAATAAGGCCTTTCCCTCATCCATTTTGGAAAGATTGCTTATTAATTTTAATTTTGTTTCTAATTCCATATTACATTGTTTGTGTCATTTGTTGGGTTCCCTGACCTGTTATATTTTGTATTCCTGCTTGTGCGGATACTCCGCCTCCTGCGGGAGCGGTTGGAACCAAACTTGGTTTGGATTCAACCTCAAAATCATCCATTCTTATTCCACCTAATTCCAAGTATTTAGATAATATTCTTTTTTGCATTGGGTCTTGTAAAACATTAGGATTAACACTCATCATTTGTAATGCAGCCAATAAGTTTGCAGCCACAACTCTTATATCCTTGCTCTCTCCTGTAACCTCTATTCTAATATCATATTTTAAATCTCCATACCAACTTTTTTCTATGGTTATTTGCTGTTCTTTTTTGGCTTCCTGTCTTGCAGTTTCAACCTCATTCAATAAATACATAAATTCAGCACTAGGGATTTTGTTTGTTCTTTGTATTTCATCAAAAAATCTTTTATGCTTATTGGTATTCACCATCATTTTATTTAGTTTATCCAAGTCTTGACCTGCGATTCTAATGATATGTTCTCTATTAGATGTCTTTTTGAAGGATGGTAATATGTAATTGTAAAGTAAATCTTTTATGGCTAATCCAATATCTTCTCTTTTTTGATCAAAATATGACATTGCCATTGAAACACTTAATTGTGCACTTCCTAATGGGGTTCCTGCTGGGGTTCTTTCCCCCATCATTACATCGGTTGTAAATGTGTTTTTATTTGCATTGCTTTCCCATTTAGTAGTTTCAACTTGATAGTATGTCTGATTTCTATCAGCCATATCCACCTGTTTAATTTCATCCTCTGCATTTAACACCTCTCCATCTTGTGCATCCACTAATAAATTACGTGAAACTCCTGTATCCCTACATTGAAATAATCTAAGGGTTCCCCATTGGGAGCTTCTTACTTGCTGATTAGATACTTCGTTTAATCTTATTTGATTTTCACTTATTTGTTCTATAACTCCTAATCCAAGCCATCTTCCACTTATCTTATCAAAATGAATTTCAAAATAAGGATGATTTGGAACCAACCTCTCTGCTAATACTATATCATTTTTAGCATCTGAAAATTTATCGGTGTTCCTAGCAATATCAGAAGGAATATCAGCAATAATAACCATTTTATAATCACTAAGACCATCTTTGTTTTCAATTTCTCCATATCGTTCAAATACCCTTATATATTGTTCATTAGAGTCTTTATATAATTTTACTATTTTTTCCGCCTCTATTTCATCCCATCCATTCTCTTTGGCAATTCTCTTAAATTCAATACGAGTATAAAAGTTTTGTTCAATAATATAATTTGAACAATCTAAATTATCTGCATTTTGTTCTACAATTAAGTTCTTTAAATCTACAAAATAACAATTTCCTTTAATTACTTTTAAAACAACACTTCCAAATATTGGTAGCTCCTTGCATATTCTATTTAATATTGCCCCGAAGTTTTTATCCTCCATCCAATATTTTAAATCTCTTTCATAGAACCAAGTTTTAAGTTCATCCCCACCTGGGGCGGTTAAAAGAGTAATATCCTTGGTATCAATATCAATAGCTTTTGTTGTTGCACTACAAGATGATTTGGAAATATTATAAAAATATCTTTTAAATCCTAGTTCATCTATCTCTCCGTCTACAAATTTAGAGTTGTAGTAAAGGGTGGCCTGTTTAATGGTTTCCTTTTGACTATAATCACTCCAGCCATCTATAATTGTTATTGGCTCGTTATATTCTTGAATCTCTTTATTTATCAATCCTAGAATTTTTCCACCTATGTTGTTACTCATTATCTTACTCTCTTAATTAATCTTTTTCTTCTTAATTCCAATGGTGTTTTTTCCATTTCTTTTATTTTAATTGGTTTTTGTGCCTTGGTGTCATATAATCCCCAAACTGCTAATGCTAGGCTCATAATAGAATCGTCATAACATCCTAATGGGGCTCCATACCTTACCTCTCCACTAGGGGTAAGGTCGCATGCAAATACATCCAACTCCTCCAATAATTCTTTTTCATTAGGAATGATTATTGCCTCATTGTCAAAGAATAGGGATAGTTTTTCAATTAATTCTTTTTTACTTTTGTTGGAAAATTTATAATCTTCCACATAGGTTCCTTTTCTTTTAATGTTTTCTGTGACAGGATTTCCTAATCCCGTAGAATCAATAATTGCTTTTGCTCTATTATATTTTAAGGCTACATTTGCTATTCTATCGGCTACCAATGCCCAATCAACCTTATTAAATCTTTCCCAGTAAACAACCTTATGGGTTTGTTTGTCTATTACTGTAATTACAGTGAAGTCATTTACCTTTGCGATATCTGCTCCCACTATATATCTATGGTCACTTTTTGGGTCTTCATAACAATTTTCTTTTTCTATAGCCGCCTCATTGTACTTTCTAAATACACCTGCACCCTCATCTAAGAATTGTGCTTCATATTCTTGTTGGAATATATTTTTAGGTACTTTTCCTTTGGCTCTTTCCCATTCTCCTTCTGGTAAATATGGATTATCTGTTGTGGGAGAGTGATGAACAAATCCATTTTCTATATCTTGTTTAATTTCTTTAAATTTTCTAAAGAACCAGTTTTTTGATCTTGGTGTTGAAATAAATATTGTTTGTCCCCTCCTCATTGCGGTTGCAGCAAATAAATACATTGTATATATATCCTCTGCCATTATAGCCGCCTCATCCATAATCAATAAATCTACCTCATCTCCAATCAATCCTGATGCATTTTCTGCACTTTTACATTCTACCAAGGTTCCATTTGCAAATCTTACAAACATTCCTGGCTTGGTTCCTATTTTGTATTCATTGTTTTCAAATACATAAGGAAGTAAACTTATAAAATAACTAAATACCTTTTTAGATAATTCAAATGTTGGGGCTACAATCCATATCTTTCTATTTGGTAGCATTGCCTCTAATAAACATATAAAGGCTAAGCATATAGATTTTCCAGTACGTCTTCCCGCTACCCACATTATCTCTCTTAATCCTCTTAAGTATGCTTCTATAATTGGTTTTTGTCCTTTATGAGGTTCAAACCTACAATCCTTGGCTACTTGTTCCCAATTAACCTTCGGCTTCTTCGGTTTCAATAATCTCTGCTTCAAAATATCGTTCTCTTTTGTTTCCATTTATGGTTAATGTTTTACCTGGGTATAATCCTTGTATGGTTGCTAATTCTTTTAGGGCTCCTAGACGGGTTCTTTTATCTTCGTTTGTTGTGTCGGCTAATTCTACAAAGCCATTTAAGGTAAATTCCTTTGGTACTTGATTTAACATTTCATTCCAGGTATCACTTCTTAAAACCTTTTGGCATCTACAACTCCATTCGCTATATCCCTCTTCTCTCATTAGTTGGGTAAAGTTTGGTTTCTTTCCTTTTTGGATAAGTGTTAAACTTTTCTCAAATATTCTTTTTGCCCTTGGACTTCTCTTTACCCTATTCTTTTTTACCTTTTCTTTTAATTTGGTTAGATTCCCTATTTGCTCTTTTACGCCTTCCATTTCTTTAATTTGACTATTTATACTACTTTTGATTTAAGAGGGCTGAAAAGTGCCTTTTTGGGGCTTACAACGCATTTAAAACCCTAATTTACTCTCCTTATCTTCTTCCTTGTCTAATTTTTCTAATATTCTTTCAACTCTTCCTTTAAAGAAACCATCCTCTTGATATATCTCATCGATTTCTTTTGATTTATCTTTTTCGATTGCTTCTTGAATATTATTGGCTAGTATTACTTTTTTTATTATGTATAATTTCATAAATGTTATATATTTCTAACATTTGGATTACGCCTACGGCTCCCCTTACTCTAACCTCTTGTGTTATTTCCTTTATATTCTCTCTCCCCACCCTCCCTTCACTCTCTCCCTCTGGAAGCAATCATTATTATAATATAATAATAACAATTGCTTGCAATCACATTGCTTCCGTCGGTCGGTCGTTGCGGTCGGCTAATAGCTCCCTTATTTATACTCCTATAAACAAACACTCTATTAGCAGTGTTTTGTAAAAAACAAGAGTTTAACCCCTATAAAAGAGTCAAATTTTTATTTTCTACCTTATTAAAACAATTCTCATTGCCTAGGTGTAAGTATTTCTTTACCTTATTCTTAAGAATACAGAACTTTGACATAGAATTTGGTAGGTCATTATACTTAACTCCATCTCTCCTTTTAATAAAAGGTATTAATTTATGAGAAACTTCGTGGCATCTTTCACACAATACTCTTAGATCACCCATACTTTCATTTCCTAATGTTTTATATGTTAAGTGATGAATGTTTAAATTTTCATTACCTCCGCATATTGCACATCTTTGTTTCTTTTTATATTTTTTCTTTTTGTTCTTGGGATAATGGTATTTTATTCTCTTTTCTCCATTTTTTATAGCAATCAACACAGCAAAACATTTTATCTTTTTTATATGTTTCTTGTTTGTTGCCACAGTATTTACAAACTATTATTATCATATTTATTATATATATTATACTGTTATGGTAAAAATAAAGCAATAGCGACAAACAATAGATATATGTTATAATATGTAGTATATCAGAATATTGATATTGTGATTATATAATAGGTGAAGTATATATGGGATGATGCCTTGATTGATGCCTTAGGTGATATACCATTTTGGGTATGGGGGTATCATAATGAATATAGACACGACTAGACTAGACTCCACTCCCCCCCCTATCAAATCTATATTAATGAAATGTCGCACAATGTAGGTTATGCGACATATATAGCATTATCAAGCAAAAAACCCTCTCATATTACCATTTTATAGTCTCTTGACTAGCTCTTGACAACAATTGAGATAATTCACTACTCATATGGGGTCAAAAGTTACCTTTATGTAGTGTTTATATAGACCCTATAAAATATATTATAACATAAATATGTCCATAAAAGGGTATAATGTGTGGTATTTCTAACATTTAATGGTCATAAAATGGCTTTTGAGGGGGTTTTGGGTGGGATAGTTGAGTGTTAGGTCATTGTGTTTATACCTGGGGGGTAGGTATAGTGGAGAGTATAGATATCTAATATAACCCCATATATTTCCCCATAATAACCATATAAACCCTACATATAATCACTATAATATCCATTATTAATTAAACATAGTCCTCATATAATTATTATAGAGTTATTCTTTTTATTATTATCTTGTAATATGTTTAGTTTTTGGGTAGGTGCGTTTCACGTTCCTATTCACTGTTCTTATAAGTCAATACGTATTCACGTAATAATATGCGATCAACCCACTAAGCCCGCAAACACCGCCATTATATGCTAGTATGCAATACAATATACCGCCTTTAATTACCTTTATAAGTAACTACAAGGCAACATATAAGCCTTGTATTGCTTCCTATATATGTTTTATTGTCTTATTTAATTATTTAAACATACTTTTAGAAAAATAAACAAATGGGAACAAATCAATATTGACAATAATTAGGTGCTATGATACATTATAGATATAATAATTATTTAATTATTATAAATATTCTTATAGGAACAAGATCATAAAAATCAAATTGAAAAAGTTTAAAACTTAAAAAGAATCTGCCTGAGAATATTGTTTGTTCTTTATTTAGCTCCTTAGCTCCTTCATATAGATAATAAATTAAAAATAAAAAACAAATGTACAAAATATATCTAATTCAACAATCGGGTAAACAGCAAGTATCTTGCCTTAGTGAGCAAGACTGCAATGCGATTAAAAGGTTTATTGAAAAAGGAATATTAAGCTTTGAATCAATAGAGGAAATAAATAATGAGAAACTAGAAAATATAAAAATAATAATTAATAAAAAAAATGATGAAAATGACTAAAAAACTTTTATTACTTATATTAATTACTCCCTTTATTTTCTCCTCTTGTTTGGCACAAACTTCACAAAAAGAAAGACATTTAAAGGATTTATATTTCGTAATTACCAATCAAGCAGGAATTAATGCCTCGTGCATTAATAGATATGAGGGACGGATCACCAACGGTTGCATAGACTTCAATACTAAAAGGATTTATATATCTACCGAAAACCCTAAAAATATGCCCTTTCTTCTATTCCACGAGGTAGGACATTATCTCTTAGGACACTCCGGAGATACTGGACAAATCAATTTCACCTTAGAAAATGAAGCCGACAATTTTGCTCTCTATTATCTTTCTACATTTAGGGGGTTCACGGAGAAACAGATAACCCTCTTATGGGGAATTACCCCGCAAGAGATGAAACATTTTAGGGAGGTATTTAAGTAATTTTATATTCTGCCCCGAGTTTCGGGGTAGTAATAAGATTATTAATACCCTTGAATAACCTTAATAGGCAAGGGAAAATAAAATGGAAAAATGGACTAAATTTTTTGATATGAGTTCTGGCGGAGAAGAAAAAGAAGATTTTGCATACTTGTTTGTTAATCTTCCAATAAATAAGGCTGTTAAATGGTTCGAAAAAAAATTCGGACACAATCCTAATAATGTAACTTGTCCCTGTTGTGGAAAAGATTACTCCATTGATGAGATAGAATCAAACCCAGAAGATTATATCAAAAAATATGAAATTAAAAGTTATTACAAAATTAAGATAGTTAAAATCTAACCCCTCCGTTCTAACTATGATAAACTACTACGCTTTCAACAAAATAAGAAAACAACATCGTAAAAGACTATTGTACAAGATAGTCTTTTGGTCGGCCGTGGCGATAATTAGTTATCTATTGATTGGCGTGCCGATAATTAAGATAAATTAAATAAAATTGATTTTTCAATAGACATTGAAAATCAAGAAAAAGTTAAAGATTTTATTTATTCTATTCTGGTTGAAAGGCAATCAAGCTTAACAAATGTTTATTCACCTCTTTATAGAAAAATTGAAAAGGTTAAGAATTTTATTAAAGAGATAAATTTTATAAATAAATAATAAATAAATAAATTATGACACCAAAAACTTATAAAGGAAATGTAGAAATTAACAGCAACAACAAAAAAGAATGGATAGAAAAACTTAAAGATATAGAAATTATTACAGGCTACTTGTCTATCTATTCCAACGCAGAACTAAAGGCACTCAAATCAGTCGGAGGCGACTTGTCTATCTATTCCAACGCAGAACTTAAGGCACTCAAATCAGTCGGAGGCGACTTGTCTATCTATTCCAAGGCCGAACTAAAGGCAGACTCGCTCAAATCAGTCGGAGGCGACTTGTCTATCTATTCCAACGCAGAACTAAAGGCACTC